TCACCTAATGGCAATAATTGGACTACTAACAATATTAGCTTAACTGCTGGCACAACGTATGATGCTATGACAGACGTGCCTACTAATACAAGTGCGACTGTGGCTAATTATGCTGTGTTAGACCCATTAGACCCAACAACATCAGGTAATATGACATTGTCTAATGCAAACTTAACCATGACAACTTCTGCGGCTAACAGAAGTCGTTTATCTACAATTTATGTTCCAAGTGGAAAATGGTATGCAGAAGTAACATTTACTACAGCATCAGGAAGTTTAAGCGGATGTATGGTAGGTTTATGTAGGTCAGAAGATGCAACAAGTGTAGTTGCTTCTTATTTAGGTAGCTCTACAAATTCATACGGATACAATCAAGGTGGTGATAAATATAATGCTGGTAGTGCAACTGCTTATGGTGCTTCATATACTAATAATGATATTATAGGTATTGCTTTTGATGCAGACGCTGGAACAGTTACTTTTTATAAAAATAATACAAGTCAAGGAACAGCTTTTACAGGTTTATCAACTTCTAGTTTATGGTCTATTGGTGTTTCATCAGGTATTTCTAGCACTAGTGCAAACATTGTTTCTAACATTAACTTTGGACAACGCCCATTCTCTTACACACCACCTACAGGCTTTGTAGCACTAAACACATTTAACCTTCCTACACCTACTATATTGCAAGGTAATAAGTATATGGATGCAACGCTATATACACAAAATGGTGCAGCGTCTAATGTTATTGTTAATGCTGGTCAGTTTAAACCTGACTTGGTATGGATAAAGAATAGAGATACTGCTGGCACATGGAATAATTTAGTTGATAGTGTTCGTGGAGGTTCAAAAACATTATATTCTAATGCTACTAATGCAGAGGGAACAGATAACTTTATTAATACCTTTAACTCTAATGGCTTTACTTTAAACATTGGTGATAGTGGAACTAATAATACTGCTGGTAGAACTCAAGTAGGTTGGCAATGGCAAGCTGGTCAAGGTTCAACATCATCTAACACTTCAGGCTCTATTACGTCTACTGTATCTGTAAACGCAACTGCTGGGTTTAGTGTGGTATCTTGGACTGCTAATGGAGTAAATGGTGCTACTATAGGTCATGGTCTTGGTGTTGCACCAGCTATGATGATATTTAAAGAAAGAAGTGCAGCAGGAAATAATTGGTCAGTTTATCATAAATCTATTGGCAATACAGGTCGCGTATTTTTAGACTTAACAAATGCAACATCAACAAGTGTTACTGCATGGAATAATACAAGCCCAACATCAACTGTATTTACTGTGGGAACAAGTGCCGCATTAAACACTAACGGCTCTACAATGGTTGGTTATTGCTGGGCAGAAATAGCAGGGTTTAGTAAGTTTGGTTCTTACACAGGTAATGGTTCTACAGATGGTCCGTTTATTTATACAGGGTTTAGACCAAGTTATATATTGTTAAAAAGAACTGATGCTGCAAATGTATGGTTAATTGGTGACTCAAAAAGAGATGGATATAATTCTGCAAACCCATCTGCAAATAAACAATTACAAGCACAAGCAGCAAACACAGAAAGTAATTTTGACATAGACTATTTATCTAATGGTTTTAAGTTAAGAAATACAGACTCATATTTAAATGCTTCAGGTGGAACTTACATCTACGCAGCCTTCGCAGAAAACCCATTTAAAAACGCTTTAGCAAGATAACAGGAGAAAACATGGCACATTTTGCACAATTAAACGATGAGAACTTAGTAACACAAGTAATTGTAGTTGCTAACCAAGACACAGCCGACCAAGACGGTGTAGAGAACGAAGCTATTGGCATTGAGTTCTGCACTAACTTACTTGGTGGTCGCTGGAAACAAACTTCATACAACGGTAACATTCGTAAAAACTACGCAGGTATTGGCTATAAATACGATGCAGAGCTAGACGCATTTATACCACCACAACCCTATGCTTCATGGACTTTAAATGAAAATGCACAATGGAAAGCACCTGTAGACTATCCTACAGGCGGTAAGAGATATACTTGGAATGAAGAAACAACATCTTGGGACGAAGTAACAGTTTAAGGAAAATGAATGGCTACTCAAAGAATAGCGTTTACGGAATGGTTGCCGGATCAACCTACGACTACTGGAGTATTACTAGAAGCCAATAACGTCTATCCTTTGACTATTGGTTATGGCCCATTTCCTTTATCTGCTGACTATTCTACTGCTGCAAGTGAAAACCTAAATAACGTAACTGCTGCTAAATTTGAATTAAGCACAGTATTATTTGCAGGCGGTCAAACTAAATTATTTAAGTTTAACCCAGCTACTGCAGGTTTAGTAGATGTAAGTAAGTCAGGTGGTTATTCTAGTGCAGATCGTTGGAGCTTTGTACAGTTTGGTAATGCTGTATTAGCTTCTAATAATGACGATAAAATACAAGCATGGTACGTAGGAGCTTCTAGTGCTTTTGCAGACGTATCTGCTACAGCTCCTATAGCTAAATACATTACAGTAGTTCGTGACTTTGTAGTAGCTGCTAATATAAATGGCACACCTAATAAACTACAATGGTCAGATGTTAATGACGAAACAGACTGGACTTCAGGTGGTGCTTCACAAGCCGACTATCAGATAATTGCCGAAGGTGGTAATATCACAGGTATTACTGGTGGTGAATTTGGTATCGTTCTACTAGAACGTGCTATTTACCGTATGTCATATATTGGTTCACCGTTATTCTTCCAGTTTGACGCTATCTCACGTAATTTAGGATGTAATACGCCAGGATCAGTAACACAATATGGCCCTAATACATATTTCCTAGCGGATGATGGTTTTTATATGTGTGACGGTACTAATGTTATGAACATTGGTAATGATAAAATAGACGAATACTTCTACGAAAATATGGCTTTAGCACAACAAGACACTATTAGTGCTGCTATTGACCCAATTCGTAATATTGTAGTATGGAATTATCCTAATACTAACGGTGGAAGATCACTACTTATTTACAATTGGCTAATTAAAAAATGGTCATCTGCTGACACTACAGTAGACTATATTGTATCTCTAGCGTCATCCTCTATCACATTAGAAGGTTTAGATGCTTATGGCACTATAGACTCACTTCCTGCATCTTTAGACTCACGTGTTTGGTCAGGTGGTAAGTTCTTATTTGGTGGTGCAGACGGTGCTAAAATTGCTACATTTACTGGTTCTAACTCCACAGCATCTATAGTAGTGGGTGAAATGGAATTTGGATATAACTCTGTAGTCACTAATGGTAGAGCGCAAGTTGATAACGGTGCTGTGACTATGGCCATTGCATCTCGTAAAGAATTAGATGATGCAGTTAATTATAAACCTACAGTTACACAAAATTCAGATGGAAGATGTCCATTAAGGTCTTATGGTCGTTATCACAGAATTAGAGTGACACCTACAGGCACATGGACACATGCTATTTCTGTAGACGTAGACTATACACAAAGCGGTGGTAGATAATGTCTAGGGACATGTATCGTAAACTGAATTGGCAAGGTGGTACGCCAAGAGAAGTTTCAGAAGTAGTAAACAATTTAGTAGAAGGTAAGTCTAATAACACAGGAGAAATTACTTTAGCAGCAGGTGGTGCTACTACTACAACTATCTATGATGAACGTATAGGTTATAACTCAGTCGTATTATTAATGGCAACTACTGCTACTGCTGCAGACGCTGCTAATACTGCATTACCTTATGGTGCATGGCAAAATACTACAACACATAGTGCTGCGTTAGCTAATACAGCTTATCCTATTGACTTAGATACTACAGACTTTCAAGAAGGTATAGAGTTATTAAGTAATTCACATTTAAAAGTACTATATTCTGGTATTTACAATATACAGTTTAGTCTTCAACTATCTAGTTTAGATAATGCAACACAAGACGTAGACGTGTGGTTTAGAAAAAATGGTGTTGATATACCTAGTTCTAATAGTCGTTTTGGTTTAGCACCTAGAAAGTCTGCTTCAGACCCATATAACGTTATTGCTGCACTTAATTACTTTGCTACATTAGCTGCTAATGACTATATAGAAGTCGTATGGAGTACTACAAGTACTAACGTGACTATTACAGCATTTACTAGTTTAACTTCACCTACAAGACCTAATATTCCTAGCGTTATTATAACTATGGACTATATATCTGGTGATGGTTATTCTTCTAATTTATTTGGCGGTGTTTGGATAAGTTCTACTACTAAAGGTAGTGCAGTTATCACACATCCAGCTAATACTTTAACTACAAAGACATACAGGTATTTAGTCGTAGCGTGATATAATTTTAGGATGATATTACACTACATACCTAAAGATAAATTAAGAGAACATTGGGACTACATTAAACACGGTTTAGAGTTAATAAGAGCAAAAGGTCATAATGAATGGATAGTAGAAGACATTTATTGTGACTGTTATGAGCAAAGATCAATGTTGTTTTTAGGCATTGTAGACAATAAAGCAGTAGGTTTTGTAGTACTTCAACCAATAGGCAATGCTCTTCATGTATGGGCCACATGGTCAACATTGTATGATGAGTCATTATTTCACCAAGCATTTCAAGAAATACAAGCAATAGCAAAACAAGGCGGTAAGTCTAAAGTTACATTTACATCTGCAAGACGTGGATGGGAACGTAATGCTAGAAAAATGGGTTTTAGACCTCAAACATGGGAATATACACTTTAAGGAAAGCAATATGAAATTACTGAATTTATCTAATTGGCTTACAGGTTTAGTTGAGTCATTTACATTTTATGGTGGCGGTGGATCAGGAGGCGGAGGTAGTGGTACGTCTACTACTAAGTCTGAATTAGATCCTACTGTAAGACCATTCGTAGAATATGGTTTACAAGAAGCTAAAGGCCTATACCAACAACCTGGCCCAGAATATTTCCCTAGTCAAACTTATGTCAGCCCATCTCAACAAACTACTTTAGCATTGCAAGCAGCTCAAAATAGAGCATTAGCAGGTAGTCCATTATCACAAGCAGCTCAACAACAACAATTAGGTACAGTTCAAGGTCAATATTTATCTGCTGGTAACCCATACCTAAGTGCTGCATTAAGAGGGCCTACACAAGAAGCTACACAAGCATATAATGACGCTATTAGAGCAGCACAAGGTACTGCGTCTTTAGCAGGACGTTATGGTTCAAATGTATCTGCTGACATTCAAAACAGAGCAGCACAAACATTGGCTAATACATTAACTAATAAATATGGTGATCTTGCTTATGCTAATTATGCAGGTGAACGTGCAGCGCAACAAGCCTCTGCATTTAACGCACCTCAAATGGCTGCTGCTGACTATGCAGATATTCAACAATTAGCTAACGTAGGTAAAACTACAGAAAACTATCAACAAACAGCACTACAAGCTGCTATTGATAAGTTTAACTTCGAACAAAACAAACCATATCAAAAACTTCAAGCATACCTTGGCGCAGCTTATGGCGCTCCTGTTGGTCAAGTATCTACTACACAGTCTCAACAAAGTGGCGGTGGTAAGATAGTATGTACTATGATGAATGAACAGGCTTATGGTTTCGGATCATTCCGTAATGCAATTTGGCTCAAACATTCAGCTAACATGCCAAACGCTAAAGTATACGAAAAAGGTTATCACACACTATTCTTACCATTAGTAGACTTTGCTAAAGGTAATGGTAAACTTAACAAAGTAGTACGCAATGTATTAGCACATATTGCTAGACATAGAACTGCTGATATTTATAAACAAATGCGTGGGAATAAGAGAGACACATTAGGTCGTATTTATCGTGCTATCTTAGAGCCTATTTGCTATTTAGTAGGAAAGGTATCTTAATATGGGTATGCCAACATTAATAGGCGCTGGAGTAGGCGCTGTAGGTTCAGCAATTACCGGACAAAGCCCTCTTAAAGGTGCTTTACTAGGTGGTGCTACAGGTGGTTTATTTGGTGGTTCAGATAGTTTACTAGGCGGTAAAATTGCTGATATGTTCTCTAGTGGAGTAACTCCAGGTGTATCACTTGGCGCAGACGCTGCAGGAACTGCAATTGCTCCTGGCATGGGTATTAATAATTTGTTTAGTCAAGTTCCAACAACAGGAGTAGGTACTAATTTAGGTGCTATTGGAAGTAAAGCAATACCTGCAACTACAACAACTGGCGCATTTGCTGACGGTATTAATTTAACTACAGCAAACTTAGCTGGTGGTGCTACTGGCATTCCATTAGGCGCTATGGATACATCTAAAATATTTAATTACACACCTCCAACAGCCATGGACAAAATAACAGGCGTTGGTACTATGGCATCTGACTGGGCGCAAGCTAACCCTAGCCAAGCTATTGGTGCAGGACTACAAGGTTATCAAGCATTAAACCAACCAGCTCCTCCACTTAATTTACCAGTAGCTCCTGCAGCTCCCATTACACAAAGACCAGCTCCATCATTTGGCTTAGGTCAAGATGAAAAACTTTTAACTAGACTATCACCTAGCTATGGTGGTTTACAAGTTTATGGAAGGTATTAATTATGGCACTATTTGATACAGGAACTGGTTTAGGTAATTTGTTTAGTGGCATGAATATATTTGGTGCTAGACAACCTGAATACTTAAGCGGTTTATTAACTTCTACTCAACAAGAACAGTTAAAAAACCAAGCATTATTATCTGGTCTTATTGGAGCAGGAGCTACTTATTTAGCTACTCCTAAAAACCAAGGCTATGGCTCACCTATACCATATCTTGCTAAGTCATATTTAGGTGGTATGCAAGCATCACAAGGTGCTTTTAATACAGCAACCGAAAATGAAATGAATAAACTTAAGATCCAAAAAGAATTAAGAGATGCTCAATTAGACTATCTAAAAGCATTGCCTACGGATGTACGTGAGTTTCAGTTTGCGCAAGAAAACCCTCAATTTCTTGAATATGCTAAAACAATGGCTAACCTTAGAGCGCCAAAAACTAATGTGGTTACTAACGTATCTAATAAAGAGTTTGCATCTAATGTTATTAAAGACCTTGAAGGTAGTTTAAATGCTGGTATGGATGCACAAAGCACATTGCCAACATACTCATCAATGAGAAATTTAATTAACGAAGGTGTAAGAACAGGTACTGGTGCTGAAGCAGCTAAAACAATTTCTAAGGCAGGCCAATTACTTGTACCAGGCTTTAATGTTGAGTCTACTTCTAAACTTGAACAGTTTGACTCATTATCTAAAGGCGTTATTATTCCTCAAGTTAAAAAACTTGGAGCTAACCCAACTAATACAGACTTACAATTTATTGTTGATTCAGCTCCTAATATTGGTAAAACACCTGAAGGTAACTTATTACTTATCAACGCACTTGAAATTGGCGCTAAACGTGATGCAGCTCTTGCAGAATGGACAGCAGACTGGCAACTTAAAAATGCTAGCCTTATTGAAACAAGTCCATCACAAGCTAGAGCTAAATTGTTTAAAGACAAAATGGCATTTACTAAAGACTTACAAGCTAGAACTGCTCCAGATGTACTTGCTATTAAGTCACAATTGCCAGGCATGGTTCAAAGCAATACAGGCGTTATTAAAAACAAAAATATCTTATTCAAATAATTAAGGAATAGAAATGGCTCAAGATCCAAAAGCAGTCATACAAGAACTGTATTTTGACTTATCTGCTGGTAGAGACCAAGGTAATTTAAGTAAGCAAGGTGAAACAGTTTTAAATGCTATTGAGACTGGTGTAGTGACACCACAAAGCATTGGACAGTATTTACAAGGCGCTACATTAAATTTCTCAGATGAATTGCTAGGTACACTTAACTCTGTCTTTGGAAAAAAGCCTGGTGTTATTTCTAAAGCAGCTAAAGAAGCAGGATACGGTGAAATTACGCCTAGAGAAGCTGGTGTAGGTTTAGAGCGTTTAGCACTAGAGCAAAGAGCTTCAGAAAAGCCAATTAGATCTATTGGTGAACAAGTAGTAGGTGGTGCTATTCCTGCCATTATTAGTAAAGGTACTACAGCTCCATTAACATTGGGTAAAGCTGCTTTACAAGGGTTTAAGTCTGGTGCAATTGGTGGTTTTGGTGCAGGAGAAGGTAGTCCAACAGAACAATTAACTTCTACAGCAATTGGCGGTGTAGCTGGTGGTGCAGCAGCTCCTGCATTACAATTAGGTGCTAGAGTTGTTAAAAATGTATCTCAACCTATTATTAAGTCTATGTTTGCTGATCCAGATGTAACAGGTTTACAAGCTGGTAGAAACCTTGTCAAAGAAGCATTAAAGTCTGATGTAGGTTCAGTAGATGAAGCTATTAATACAGTACTTCAAAATGCCGGCAAACCATATACATTAGCTGATATTGGCCCTAATACTAGAGCTTATTTAGATGCAGTAAGTCTTATTCCATCACCAGCAAAACAAACAGCCAAGAAGTTTTTAGAACAACGTGATAAAGGTCTTTCAGCACGCTTAACTTCAGACTTGCAAGAAGCATTTGGTACTACAGCATCATTCTTTGATGAGTTTAATGCACTTAAAGCAGCTAGAACTGATCTAGGTAAAAAGATGTATGAGAATGCTTTTAAAAAGCAAGTGCCAGTTAATAGAGAACTTACAGACTTATTAGGCCGTCCAAGCGTACAACAAGCGTATGCAAGAGGTGTTAATATTGCACAAGAAAAAGGTATTAAAGTACCTAATGTAGTAGTAAATGCACAAGGTCAGTTAGTCACAGCAGATAATAAACTTGTACCTGCAGTAGATACAGAGTTTTTACACTTTGTTAAAATGGGTTTAGATGATCTTGTATATACAGGCAAGTCACCATCTAGTGGCATTGGTAATACACAATTAAACTCTATTAAAGATACTAGAGCGCAATTCTTAAACTATATTGATAAGAATAACCCATCTTATAAGTCAGCACGTAATTACTGGGCAGATGACACAGCTACTATGGATGCAATGCAGTCAGGTAGAACATTCTTAAAGTCTAACCCAGACCAATTAAAAGCTGATATTAAAAAGATGTCTACATCTGAAAAAGAAGCATTTAGACTAGGTGCTATGTCTGATCTTATTGAGCGTGTAGGTGGACAGTCTACAGATACAGTTGTACCTATGACGGCTAACGTAGCACGTAATATTCTTAAAGATCCTAAACGTGTAGCGCTTATTAAAGCTACTTTCCCAGATAATGAGTTGGGCCAAAACAAATTTAACCAGTTTATTAAAAACTTCCAAACAGAAATGGAAATGAAAGCTACATCTGGTCAAGTATTAGCTGGATCACAAACAGCAGCAAGACAAGAAGCAGCTAAAGCAGTACGTGGCACTATTGCACAAGAAGCACCAAATATTGACGCACAAAACTTAATATTTAATGCTCTTAAAATGGATGCTACACAAATGAACGAACAGCAACTTAAGTCAACAGCTAACGAAGTAGTAAAGATATTGACTGAGACTGATCCTGCAAGACTACAAACTATTGCTAGAGAACTTACTACACGCAGACCATCTGAAGTTATTTCAGACGTATTAACTAGAGGTGGAAGAGGACTTATTAGTCCATATACCACAGGTGGCATTGCTGGTAAGTTTGGCGCTACAACTCAACAAAGATACTTCCCAAGTATCTTAAATAGTCAATAATGAAGGAATTAGTAATGAGTGAGATCGACCCATTTAAATACGGACAACTCGTAGCTCAAGTAGAGCAAATGGAAAAGAAAATAGACAAGTTAGAAGCAGGTATGGATGAACTACTAGCTTTAGCTAACAAAAGCAAGGGTGGCTTTTGGGCAGGTATGACTATAGCTTCATTTATCGGTGGCTTATTTACATTTGTCATGCACAACTGGCTTGGCAAATGACATTCATTAATGAGAATAATATAGCGAATTTGTACGATACTCTTATACAATTTCCTGTATTTGATGAATATAAACTACCGCCTGCATCTAAAGTAGACTTCGTAGTAGTGCATGACGATACTATATGCGGACAATATGAGCCGCCTGAAGCTGGTGAACCTCATGTTATTACTATATCTACTGCAAAGTGTGGACATTTAGATACAGTTATCAAAACTATCTGTCACGAAATTATCCACATGATATGCTATCTTGAAGCACCTAAAACAGATAAATATACAAGTCACAAAGGTTTATTCTTAAAACTACAAAAGAGAGTAGCTAACACACTTGGCTACGATCCTAAAGAATTATAAGGAGAATATCATAGACCCAATAACAATATTATCTGCTTTTGCACCAGTTGCTGTAGACTTAGGCAAGTCACTTATTAATAAATTTATAGCACCTGACCAATTTAAACCAGCTACGATAGAACAGTATGTCAAGATGAAACAAATTGACCTAGACTTCTTTAAAGTGATGAATGAAGCTGGTGGTGGTAACCCATCATACTTATGGGTAGAAGCTATCATAAGACTTATGCGACCAGCTATTGGTTTATTAGTTTTAACAACATGGGCTACTATGCACCTTAACGGTACAGCAACATCTGAAGTAGATAACTTTGCAAGTGCAGTTGGTTTCTATTTATTCGGTGAACGTTCATTATTACACATTAAAAAGAGTGTTAAATGATAGTATTAAACATACTTAACTTTATCGGTTTAGCTATACTTAAATTATTAGTCGTATGCCTATTATTCGTAGCTATGGGCTTCTCTATTCTATTTATGTATGCTATGCAATATCTCACACAAGCTCTTACTTATATAGACAAAAATGTTAATTGAAGTAAACAGGTTTGAGTTTAAAGATACACACACTATAGGCAAGATGTATATAGACGGTGTATATGAGTGTTACACGTTAGAAGATGTAGTCAGAAATGGCACTAAAGTCATAGGTAAGACTGCTATTCCTACTGGTGAATATAAAGTAATTATAGACGCATCTGTACGCTTTAAACAAGATATGCCACATATACTAGACGTTCCTAACTTTACAGGTGTTCGTATTCATTCAGGCAATACATCTGCACATACTGAAGGATGTATATTAGTAGGCACTACATGGTCAGGTAAAGACTTTATAGGGAACTCTAAAGCAGCTTATAAAAAGTTTTTTGAAAAGCTCAAGCAAGCTAAAACAGCTACAATTAAAATATGCTAGAGTATATTATTTGTGATGCGCTATGCTTTATAGACAATTTTAAGCTATTGATAATGGTAGTAATTTTATTATTAGTGTACAATAGACAAAACAACCATCAAGGATAGTTATGTCTAAATATAAGTCGGTATTAGTAATATCTGATCTTCACATTCCTTACCATCATCCAGACGCATTTACATTTTTAAAAGCACTAAAAAAACAATTTAAGTTTGACCATGTAGTAAATATAGGTGATGAATTAGATCATCATGCTATATCTATGCACGAACATAACCCAGACTTATATTCAGCAGGCCATGAATTAGAACAGTCTAAAAAATACATTAAAGAATTAGAAAAGATATTCCCTAAAATGACATTGGTTCACAGTAACCATAGCTCATTAGTTTATAGACGTGCATTAAAACACGGCATGCCTAGAGGATACCTAAAAGACTATAACGAGTTTTTAGGCGTTGGAAAAGGTTGGGAATGGGTAGATGATCATACAATAACCCTAAGTGATAACTCCAGATGTTTCTTTACACATGGGCTTGTTGCAGACGTTTTAAAGGTAGCCCAGCAGTATGGAATGAATACAGTCCAGGGCCACTACCACACTAAATTTAGTATTGGATATTACAGTAACCCAGATGCACTAATTTGGGGTATGCAAGTAGGATGTTTAATACATCAAAAGTCTATGGCGTTTGACTATGCCAAAAACTTTAAAAGCAGGTTCATTGTAGGATGTGGTGTTATTATCAATGGACAGCCAAAACTTATGCCTATGGTTCTTAACACAAACGGTAGGTGGATCGGAAAAATAGTATAGAAAGGTTTATCATGCAAATGCAGCCATTAATTGATCAATTGGTCGGAGATAAAAT